GGGAGGACGTTAGCGTCGCGGAATCGGTGGTCTTGAGTAGGCCAGTGTAGGTCGAAGCGACCGTGGAGCCTGTGAGTGCTGTTCCCATGTTATTCTCTCGGAGGTAGTGCGTACCAACCTTCGCTGATTGTCACGCGGTTTCGGGATTTGACGATGTTTCCGCTCGCATCCTTGGCCCACACATGGGCTTTGACGGATTCAGCCAGCCTGACGGGTTGCCCTGGCGGGACCATTACCACTCGGGTTGGGGTGCAGCCCAGCGGCATCAGCGCGAGCAAGGAGATCGTCGCGGAGGCGATTGTCTTTCTGTCCGTCTTCAAGGGTTTGGTCCTTCTGATCGATGATCTTGTCGATGACCGCCTTGGTCATCCCTTGTGCGATGCTTGTGGTTATCGGGTCCATGCTTGATGAGTTTGGCGTGGAAGTAGACTGCCCAAACGAAGATACCTGCGAGACCGCAGTTGAGAATGATCTCGGATGTGGGCGGCGTGGAGAGCGTGAGGCAGTTGAAAAGCGATCCTGTTGCGGTTGCTGCGAGCGATATGCGAAGGAACAGGCTTCCAACGAGTGGCCAGCGTCTGACGACCCCATCGGATCGGTAGAGCATGATCATGAATGCAGAAACGCCAGCGGTGAGAACTCCGCTGGCGATGGCATTGACTATGGTTGCTGGGTTCATTTCTTCGGCATGAACTTATCGAGCAGGAACTCGACTCCATGCAGGCCAAGGAATCCTAGAACGAACGCGCAAGCGTACTGGCTATTGGAGTTCCCGATGTTGATGAAGTCGATTACCACAGGAGTGAGATAATTGGCCGACAGAGTGCCCGCTAGGAGCGATGTGACGGTGGTTATCCAGTCTTTGTGGCCGTCTTTCTTCACCATCACAAGGCTCCCGGCGAAACCCGCCACGAGCAGCCCGATATTGATGCCCAGCTCGCGGAGGGTCTCTTTCATTTCTTGTCGTCGCTCGGGGCTGCGTCCTGGGCCTTGAGCGCGGTGAACATGGCACCGGCACCGCCCACAGCGGCGGCAATGGCACCGCCCATATCACCGGCGATGGCCTGCTTGATAGCGACCGAGATGGCGGCGAGCAGCACGGCCACTCCACCAGCGGTTGTTTTCCAGTTTTTCATTCTTTAGGGGCGTTGACTGCTTCGGTAACCTTGTCGATCAGCGGCACCGCGATCTTGGCGTTGGCGTATCCACCAGCCTTGATAGCGATGTCGAGGAGCTGGGCAAGCTGCTGGGCCTGCTCCAGGGTGAGTTCGATGTTAATCATTCGGCGGGAACGATAACCGGAGCAGGCGGCTCGCTCAAGTCAGGAGCGGGAGGAGCGATCACCGGCTCAGGATTCGCGGCCTTGTAAGCCTCGACGACTTCGGGCGTCCAGAGCGCATTGGCGATCTTCACCACCTCAGTCGGCTGGCCGGTCAGATCATCACCGGGAACCAGCGTGTACTGAGCGGTGATCTCGGAACCAACCAGCGTTCCAGACTTGTCGTAATCAACGCCGGTGGTGACAAACAGACTGTTGTCCTTATTCACCTGCACGGCAACAACGGGAGTGGAATCAATCATTGGATGGTCGGCTGAGAGTTAGCGTTGTAAGCGGCAATCGCTTCGGGAGTCCAGACAGCGTTGGCGATCTTGACGACCTGCTCAGGCTGACCCGTAAGGTCGGAACCGGGAGCGAGGCAGTAGCGATTGTAGGTGGAAGCCTTCACAGTCTCGCCATCGACGATTTGATTCGCCATGCGGACCTGAAGGACAGTTGAAGGAAGAACCTCGCAGAGCGAGAAGATGGTGCGTTCAGTGAGCATAAGATTAGACGAAGTAGGTTCCTGTCAGAATTAACGACCCAGCAGCATCGTATGGAACAGCGGCATCGGCTCCTCCACCAGTGGGTATTTGCGAGATGAGAACAGTCGTGTTACTAAGATTAACTGATGCAACTAGTACATATCCAGCAGTTAAGGCAATGTTAAGAGGTGAAGCAGTCAAAGCCCCATAATTAGCAGAGGCTGAAGTAAACGGAAGTCCAGCTACGCTCAAATTGCCAGTTCCAGTTCCACCTGACCACGCAACATAAAGTTGAATATTAACAATCCTTCCAACTTTTGTGTAAGAACCACTCTGGACAGCATATGTAGCCGTTCCAGCCGTGCTGGTTCCGACAATCGTCGGAGTGAAAGTCCCCTCCTCATAATCATCCAGCGTGTTCGCGTCGGAGGAGGCGGCTTGGGTAGCGGGGAATGCGATTCCAACGCCGTTGGCTGAAGTGTTTCCGCCCTGGAGAGCGAGACAGCCATTGGCGTTCAGCGTCATCGCCTGGGTCCATGTGATAGCATTGCCAGCAGTGCCAGAAGCGGCGGTATTCCACTTGTGCGCTCCATTCTGGATCTCGTAATGGGCGGCAAGTGCCGAATAGCCATACTTCCACGATCCATCATAATAGGCGTTCTGTGTGAACAGAATGTTGTTGTTGGAAGCGTTGTTTGAAAAAATAGAATTGCCGGTTTTAGCAATTTCAATCGCCCGATATGCACCATTCCACGCACTCGGCGTCACTCCGAGACCGAGGTTGCCGGAGGAGTTCAGAATGAACTGCGTGGCATTTCCACCGCCGCTCAAATAAAGGCCATTCTCAGCGCGAAGAGCGAGATTGTTTGAAGGAGAACCGCTAACCAGTCCAGAAGCAGATCCGATAAATCCGAGAGTTCCATCCGTAACAGCGGAGACGCGGATTGCAGTCGAACCGGAAGCTCCCTGAACATGGAGATTGTTCGACGGACTCACCCCCACGCCCAGCCCCGTGGAGTTCAGGGTCATGGCGGTGCCAGCGACTCCGCCGACTTCAGACCAAGTGCAAACGCCATCAGCGGCAATGCGGTAATGCTCAAGTCCTCCAGACGAACCACGAGTAACGAACACCAAGTCGTTAGTCGGAGTAGCTTGATTGGTGAACTGACAATTAACAGAACCGCCGAACAATCCATTAGCATTGTAGAACTCAACAGAACCAAAGTTGTTGTTCGTGCTGCTGGTATTTTGAATCCGCAAACTGGCACCACCAACGGGAGGAGCTGTCAGTGCGGTCGATGTACTCGATTTCGACAGATGGACAAACTGAGCGGGACTCGCGGTTCCAATTCCAACCCGATCATTCGCCGAATCCACCTTCAGCGTGCTGGTATCGACGGTCAGATCGCCGGTGATGGTGGCGGAGGCGAGGGTGGCGGTGCCGCCTGCGCCAAGAAGCTGGTTGGAGGTGATCTTCTTCGTGGTTCCCGATGCTGCCATCGTCGTGTCAGAGACATCAACGATAGGGAACACATCGACCGCTGGATCGACGGTCGTAATCGCCGTCAGTGCTGTGATTTTCGTGTCTGCCATAAACTGTTAATTCGCTTGGATGATGAGTTTACCGGAGTCCTCTCGCAGCAGGAATGACGCATCCTCCAGCAAGATGGAATCAAATGTTCCTAAAGTGATGACGATCTTGTCCCCGTTCTCCAGCAGTACGATGAAGTCATCCTCCTGACGCAAGTCCCGGCGCAGGATCGGAAGATCGCCAGGGGTGACATTTGAGCCACCCACAGACGACAACCGAAGTCCTAGAGCCAGCGTCGTCATCAGGATTGGATCACACCATTAGTGGCCCACACCGATCCGCTCGAAAGCTGGAAGCTCGTAATCGGAACCTGCAAGGTGACTCCAGCAGGCCAGGTCTGGGTGGAGAACGTGCCAGCGATATTCGCTCCAGAGATACTGGCGATCACCGTGGGCGACAGGAACGTGAGGGCCACGAACGGGCCGGTGTAGCTCGCGGTATCCTGCACGAGCCGTCCGCCCGCCACTCCCATCGAATACTGAATCGCCTGATTTGATACGTCGCTCATATATCCCAGATCTTCCGAATTTGGTTCTTGCTGAAAGTACTCTCGAAGCGCGATCCCTGACGATCTTCCAACCGGCTGAACCCGCGCTTCACATGATCCTTGAGTTCAGTCTCACGGGCAAAGCCGGTGACCCCGAAGCAGGCCACCGGCTGACGCTTCCAACGTCTGCCCTCGTGGACAATGGACTCGGTGCCCATCGGAGCGATTTGCTCGATGCAGCGTCCGTTGTTCTCGAAGGTGTAGATCGGCATATCAGGACATCGACTCTTCGTCGTACTTCTCGGCCATATTACGCATGGACTTCTCATCCATGTTACCGGCCATCTCCATCTTGTCCTCGCCAGTCTTCTCGTATTCGGCGGGCATACCGTTCACGCTTCGGATCTCGATATAGGCTTCGCCGCCATCGAGCTTCTTGAGTACGCCGCGAACATCATCGAGAACCACTTCATCACCCACCTCCGGGACGGCTCCATTGCCGTCCTCGGTATCAGTGGAAAGAGCCTCGACTGGAATCGAAATCATGGGCGCATTGTTGTCGGCTTCATCACATCCGCAAGCGGAATGAGAAGAGGGGGAACCACCATTACGATGATTCCCCCTCGGGCCGACGGCAATCACCATGATGGTGGCCGTCTTAGGTCGCATATTACAGCGTGGTCGAGGTCTTGGTCCGATGCACCAGGTACCAGGTCGGGTTGCCGGTCGAGCCGGTGTTACCAGCGGCCAGACGCAGGGCAGCGAAGTAGATCTTCACGCCGACGGTGACGAGCTGATTCAGGGGGTCAGACTTGTCGGGGGTGTCGGTGATCACGATCTTCGGGGACAACGGATCATCGCCGGTCAGAGCAGGGATACCGAACGCCTCGTTACCGAAGAAGAACGAAGCGATGATGTCCTTTCCGGTGGTGAGACCGCCGCCAGCGGCAGTCGCCTGATAGACGAACTTATCGTTCTCAGTCGCAGAGCCGGTGCTGACGAACGAGTTGGTCTGGGTGACCACGCGGCAGCCATAGATGGAGCCAACCTCGCCCTTGTAGAACGGGGTGCCCTTGTTGCCGTAGTTCGACGCGTTCAACCAGTCGCTGTCGCGCATCAGGTCGCGGGCCACACGAGGATCGGTGGCGAGGACGTAGCCACCATTGATCATGGGGGCGCGGTTGCGCTTCAGGCGGGTCATGGAATCGAGGACAGCGGAAGCGGTCATCGTGGTGTTCGCAGCGGTGGTGTCAGCATTCAGACCGGCGAAGGTCTGGGTGGTCAGCGTGGCGGGGTTGCCGTACACGCAAGTACCACCGGAGGCAGCGGCAGTACCGCAAGCATCCGAGTTGTCGAACGTACCACCACCCTCGGCAGCGGAACCGATGGAGGAACCGCTCGCGGTGAGGTTGGAGCCGATGAGAACGTTGCGGATCACCGAGTCAACCCAGAGGGCCATGTCCAGACCAGAGGTCTTGGTGGACTGCTGGAGCGAGTTGAACAGATCGGTGGCGCGGAGGATGTCGGTGAGGCCGATGACCTGGCCATACTGGGACAGGCTCTTGCTCAGGCTGTTGAGGGCCAGAGCGCGGTAGTTGGCCGACGAGATCGGCGTACCTTCAGACGAGATGGTCTGAACGCTGCCGATGCTCGGAGCGCCGAAACGGAACATGCTGATCGCCTTGTTGCCGTTGTTCTTGGGGATCGGAGCCTTCATGCCGAACTGATCGAGGATCGTCTCCTGCTGGACGATGCTGAGCAGCTCCTTGCTGAAGTAGTTCTGGAACTGGCTAGTAAGCGTAGTAGAGGTCGTGACTGGCATATTTTAGTTGTGGTTGTGCTACTGGCTATTCGCGTCCGCTATCGTACTCCCTGCTGGCCCGCATCAGGGCCTCTCTCTGCTCCTTGAGAGATAGCTTGGAGAAATCCTTCTCCTCAGCTTTCAAGGGTCCGTTCGCAACGCCTTTACCAATAGCTGTCTTCTGTTGGAGCTTTCCGAGTTGTTCCTTGAGCGTCTTGTTCTCCTGCTCAAGTGCTTGAGACATCGATGCAGTCTTTTGCAGTTTCACAATCTCCACCGCATGCACGAGGCCATCTGGCACCGTGGTCAACAGCGGGAACTGTTGAAGTAGCTGAACGGTCTGTTTGTACTCGGCACTGTTCTGATCCTTGAGCCATCCCTCTTTCTCAGAGAGTCGGCCATAGTTGTCAGCCCATGCCTTTTGAAACTTCTCGGTCTGAACCTTCTGAGCTTGTTCGCCAGCGATCTTGCGGACGCCTTCAGCCTTGGCTCGCGCTGCCTTGGCCAACTGAGAATCGCCATCAGCCTCGAACTCCTTGGCCGCAGCCTCGTAGTCCTCCGCCGTGTAGCCCTTCTCGTCCCGGTATGAATTGGTCTCGGCAACCTTGGATTGCTCCCGTTGCTTGCCCCACTCATCCCGCTCGCGCCGCAACGCTTCCTTCTCGGCCTTGATAGCCTCCTTCTCAGCGTTGATCTGCTCCCAGGTCTTCGCCTTGCGGGCGTTCTCCTGAGCGAACCTGCTCTCCTGCTTCTTCTCCTGCTTCGGAGTCTCTTGCTTCTTACCGTTTGCCTCCTCCGTCTTGCTGGTCAGCGACTCTTCCTTCCCGGCGGGAGCAACCTCGTTGTTCCCTTGCTCAGTGGGAGCTTCCGTTTCTGTCGGTTGCTCCGCTTTCTGGCTGTCGATATCGACACCGGCGTCGAAGTCGTTGGCCAATGCAAGCATGGCATCGGCATTCAATGTTTCTGTATCTGACATGTTGTGCTTTTACTCGTTTGCTGGCCCGCACAGACCAACAACCGCAACTTTGATTCTATGTGTTCGTAGCAGAATCCGAATCACTATCCTGCTCCGTAATGATTGATTCCTGATCGGCCATCACTTCGATGACCTTCACAAGACTCGCCTGACCCATTGCAAAGCCCGATGAGTATTGCAAATGGTTTCGGTCAGTTATGGCTGAAGCGTTCTGCATGAGAACGGTATTCAGCAAAGCGTCTTTGAAGCGTTTCCCGCTATCGCTCTTGAAGAAGTTGCTCAGCGCATTGGCGTCTTCCTTGCGCCAAGGAAGCGGATTTACCCAGCACTGATGTCGGCCAAAGGTCCAAGCAGCGCGGACTCGTGAGATGAATGAGATCATATGGTCACCACGCTTTACAGCTCCAATGGCGCGGAGTGGTCTTGTCCGTAGCCGTATCGCAGTTGTGCCGTGCGCGGAAGTTCTTTCGGCGCTCGGGATCGCTCTTCTTGATGCTCATGTTGGGATCACCGAATCGCACCTTGATCACTGTCCCTTTAGGGTTCCGCACATACACGGCACTCTTCTTCGACTCGCCCGGTGTGCGGAACGGCTTGTTCAGCGTGACCTTCTTGCCTTGGTATTCAGCCATATCATTCCCCTCCGAATAGCGGTGTCTCCTGAATCTCAGTGAGCGTGGCCTTCCGGTTCACCTTGTGGAACCTAGTCTTGGGCGGAACCCCTTCCTCGAGCGGCTGCATGGTCAACTCAGTGCGCGGCTCGAGCGGAGTCGCCGGTGCCACGCTCACCACCACCACCGGAGCTTGCGCCCGGTACTCACCGCACCAATCGGATTCGTTCATAGTAGGCCAACAACTGGGTCTCCCGGCAGGCGGGAACCGGCGGCATGTCCGATCCCCACCTCGAAAAT